CATTCTACCGGCAAATGTATCTCACCGATATGCTTTCCGGTCATCAAAAAAGTTTTGAAGCCTATAATCACAATCCCCTGGCCCATAGAGTTTTAGATATTATCCGGCAGTATGCAATAGCCCGTGGATTTAAAACCCAGTCAAAAGATTCTAAAGCGGTTGACCGATGGAACGCTTTTGAAAAGAAATTTAATATCATTGAAAAGATACGGAAATCATGGGCAACTGACTTCTTAATATTCGGTGAGTTTTTTCTTGACCGTGCCAAAGTATCAAGTATTGACCCATCTACCATTTGGGAAATTATAACCAATCCCGAAGATATTGATGAGGTGTTCTATTATTACCAATCTTTTCCAACGGCTTTTCAAATGTTCACTGGCTTTGATGTTAAAGGTGTGCCAGGTTCAAAAGAAGTGCCCTCTATTGAATACATAATCCGGCAAATACCTTATGACCGCATTTACCATTTAAAAAGTAATGGTGCATCAGCCGAGAAAAGGGGACGGCCTCGTATTTATCCCATATTAGCATGGCTTAAACGATTCAAGGATTATTGGAACGCCGAGATGGTTAAATGCTGGGTGCAAGCCAGCTATGCCTATGATATATCCGTAAAGGGTTCGGATTCAGATGTAGCTATAATAGCGGGGAGTGATGATGTTAAAAAGGTTCCGGCTATCGGTTCATCATTCGTGCATAACGAGGCTGTAACCCGAAATATATTACAACCCACAGGTAGCACATCTTCTGGGAAATTATACCTATCCGATGAATTGCTTGCAATCATATCTGCTTGTGTCGGAGTGCCTAAAGAGTTTTTAAATACCACTATGTCAGGTGGAGGTTCCCGTGCTACTGCCCTTGTATCTTCCGAACCGTTTACTAAAGTGATAGAAGAAACACAAGGCGATATTACAAATCTATTACACGAATTGGCTGTTATAGCATGGGAACAAGAGGGATTGGAATATAACAATGAACTAGAGTTTGTTTTCCCCTCGCTTATTAAGGATACGACCAAAGAAACACTAGCGAATATTTCAACTGCCGAAGTGAATAAATACATAAGTCATAAGCGGGCCTCTACTATGGTTGCCGCAGAACTTGATATAACCATTTACGATTATGATGAGGAAATGCAAGTAATAAAAGATGAGCAAGAATTAGCTTTGGGTGATACTACCCAGGCCCCTGAAAGCCGTTTTGGTAGTAATATAGATTTTACAAGCGGAAAGGATGAATTACATGGACAAGGCAAAGTTGATTTAAAGAAACAATTAAGCACATTGTGAAAATATAATAAAGGGGAATTATGAAAGCACATGAAAGTTGGTTAATAACTATTGCAATACTTTCACTTGGATATCTAATTCATGATATTGATGTGAGAATAAAAAAATTAGAAAAATATCCACAAGAAAATGTAGCATATGTTTTTGTTTGTAAAAATATGCCACAACATGGACAATTAAATTGGCAAGAATGGTTAAAGAAAAAAGGAAATTGTGAAATGGGCTCTGTAAGTTCAAAACAATAATAAATGAAATTTAAGAAAGCTCCAACACAAGACAAGGTTCTAGCCGAACTTGAAAAGGCCATCCGACTCGCAATGCGAAGATTGGAAAATAAGTCAATGTCGGGGCTTTCTAATTTATGGAAAGAATATAGCCGTAAGTTGAAAGGCGAATTAATAATGGAGTATAAATCCCTTGTGCCACAGGGCCGATGGAGTCTTGATATAGCCAAGCGGTCGGGCCTGCTTTTCCGAATGGAACGGATTGTATATCGGCACATGGCAGACTTTAATGCTCTAGCTTTATCGTTTATGAAATCAGAATTACGGAAGCATTATGAGCATGAGTATTACACGGCGGCTTATATGCTTGATGTAACGACCCCACCGAATATCCATGTTAAATTAAGGCCACAAATGCGTGAGGCCAATATCCGCTTTGCCGCAGGTGCAGGATCTTGGACAGCTTGGCATGAACGGATGTCCACATGGACAACTGCATGGGAATCGGCTTTAAGGGCGAATATACTGCTTAATGCGGTTAATAATGGAACCGCTGATGATGTAGTTTCCGAAGTTGACGCTACCCGTATTGGAACACCTGCTGTTACTTTTTGGGATGCTGTAAGCCGATTATTCTTAACCACTATTTTACAAACTCAATCCGAAGCACGGGCAGATATGTCAGAATTAAATAGCGAATTAATACAAGATGAAATATGGCAGACAATGGAAGATGAACGGGTATGTGATGAATGCGACCCTTTGAATGGGCTTACAAGGGAAGAAACCGAAGATGAAGAACCGCCACTTCATCCGCGCTGTCGGTGCTTCTACCGGATAATGCCTCGCCAATGGATTGATATGGCAGATAGAGAATTGGCTCATGCAATGGATGTAGCAGGTGTAGTGCCGGATGGTATGTATATGCGTGACCCCGAAACAGGGGATATAAAAGGCGTAGCAATAGTATCGTTCAATAAATGGGCCGATGATAAAATAATTGCTTTGGGAACAAAATAAAAGGGGAATTATGACCGAAACAATGAAATCCGCACAGACCGCACTTAATGATATTGCGCCTACGCTTTTAGAAGATTTGAATGATAATCCCCCTACTGGAGCTTTCTGCTTATCTGTAATGGCACAGACCGCCTTACGCGCTTATCGGTTAGGCCGTAGAATACAAGGCATACACTTTTCACCATTAGAGAATAAAGGAGATTTGATAAACTTCACCGCAACTTATGGGACAGTAGAAGGCATATCTTTTAATCCCTCTGCCATTCAAAATGATTGTGTTCAATACTTTGGGCGAAAAAATGCGGGTATATCTGCCGCGCTTAAAGTTAATCCTGAATATGCGAAGCTATTTACAAACATTGTAGAGGCTGTAAAATCATTTGCCAGAACTAAAGGCAAGTCATACACATCTTGCTATATAGATGAGGGGCGCATGACCTTTCAAGATATTTTTATCTTTAAAATAAAAGCCGGAGTTCAAGAATGATAACAGAGGATTTAACAAAAGACCAGAATCTTTGTTTACGGGTATTTAATGAATTAGTTTCAAAGGGGCATGGTGAATTGCTTGTAGTGATACGCGATGGAAAGATTGTTAAAATTCAGAAAATTGAAAAGATAGATTTACAAAAAAGATTACTTGATTAAAATAGGGCTTTACTTTTAGCAAAAAATATATTATACTAAATTGCTAATTTTTTGGTTAAACCAGCATAACCCCATAAAGGCGTGTTGGACACGGAGAAAAATATCGTGTTACAATATACCTTTTGCACCAAAGAAGTTGCCACCTCTGTTCAAACCTTGATATTTTCCAAAGATAAGTTCACGCCCAAGACTGCAAAGAAATGGGCCAAGAATCATAATTACAAATTTGGTGATGTAGATATCACCGCAGATAGTATTCGCCTGCGCCAGCAAGAGCCAGGGGAAATGAAAGGCTTTCGGACTATTGATATCCGTCCTGGCGTTCAAGCAGTTATTGGCAAACCCAAAGAATCAAATATATCCAAACCCCTTTTAAATATGCGCGAGGCCATAATCCCCACTACCCATATAGGCCGAAGTGTTGATGTTATTTTACTTGAAGAAGGTCTAGGCAATAAAGTAAACATGAATTATTACGGGCCGGAATGTTTAGAATCTGCGCCCGCTGTTTTTAATAATAAACCTGCTTTCCTTGACCATGCTTCCGCTTTTGATAACGCCACCCGCCCCGAAAGGTCTGTAAAAGATAAGGCCGGATATTATACCAATGTCCGTATTGAATCTCTACCGAATGGACATAAGGCTTTACTTGCCAAAATAACCTTTGACGAAAGCGAAGCTGGTTGTGAGGGATTAAAGAAAGCCATTGCCGCTATAAAGTTTAAAGGCGATAATCCCTCTGCCACCAACGAATATGTAGGACTTTCAATAAATGCGCAAGGTGAAACCGAAAAGCGCACTATGAAAATAGATGGTAAAGATACCGAAGTAAATTATGTTCTTAAATTTGTAGAGGATGCACATACAAGCGTTGATATAGTAACCGTCCCCGCAAGGGGAGGTAAATTTGTCGCCCTTTTGGAAAGTATTTCGGGGCGCAAAGAAATAAAAACACAGGAGGCGAAAAGTATGTTAAAAAGCTTCAAAAAGCTGATAAGTCAGCTCAAAGAAGCCGCCGAAGTCAAAACCCCCGAAGAACTCAAAACAAAGATGGGCGCGATTCTGACCGAAGCGGAAGGACTTGAAGATGAAATAAAGAAAGAGGACGAAGCGGATGAAACGGATGAAGATGAAGTAATCCCTGCCGCTGACCATAAAGCCCTCAAAGATAAATACGAAGCCCTTGCCAAAAAGCATGAAGATATCGGCGCAATGATAAAGGGTTTACACAAAGCCCTGCATGATGAGCCAGCCGATGAAGAAGAAGGCGAGGAAGATGAGGCTAAAAAGAAAGAGGAAGAAACCAAGAAAAAAGAAGATGAAGCTAAAAAGAAAGAAGAATTGATAGCTTCCGAGGAAGCAGATAAATCAGTTCGCCTTGTTGACTTCCTGCTTAAAGAGGCTGGTATTCCTGCTGATTTGATAGAGGATAAAAAGGCTCTTTCTAAAAAGAATATCAAGGCAATAGAAGCCGAGATAGCCCGCCAGCAGAAAATAATGAAGCTGGCAACCGATACAGCTGCCAAGACCATAGAGAGTGAAAAAAGCAAAACTGCTGATAACTCATCTGCGTTTGGCGACTTACAAAAGAAGTTTTAATTAAAGGAGAAACAAAACAATGGCAACCACTTCTGGAAATAATATAGTGAAACCTGGGAGGGTATTAGAAGCCCCTCGGACGGCTGGTGTTGACTTTAATCAGGGCGACCTGGTGTATAGCAATTCTGGCGTAACTACGGCGGCGGCAAGCGATGCGAACTGCCAATATCTTATTGGCGTTGCGCGTGTAGCTTCTCCGTTTGACCCAACACCTTATGGCACGGCGGTTTATCCCGCTTATGCAGAGGTTGACTTCGGTGGTATTTACGCATTTAAAACCACGGTTGGAGAAACTTTTGAACATGGGATTCCGGTTTATATCGGAGCCGATGCACAGACTGTTACCTCAACTGCTGGCGCAAATGTATATCCCGTGGGTAAAATAGATAATCCTTCGGGCGTAAATATAACCGGCGCGGCTGGTGTGATGGTTAATATCCGAATATATAACCGAACTATAACCGGCGCGGCTATTATATAAAGGAATCAAAAGGAGAAATGAAATGAAATTCAACCAGATAAAAGCAACCTCGGTTTCCGAGTTTATAAACAAGGAAAACCAGGCTATAATGGCGGCTTTTAGCGAAGCCTCCATTGAAAAGGCTTACGCAGAAACCCAGAAACGCTGGGGCGTAAATCTTACAGAAACTGATAAGGACGGAACGCCGAAGTATCATTTTGATAGCCCGTTCTTCTCATGGAAATCCTTTCGGGAAGGTGCGTATAAAGTGGCCGAAAACCTGAAAGAAGCCAATAGTGAAACTGCCTTTGGGCAGCTTCTGCGAGCCGGTATCAATAACATAGCTAACAACTGGTATGTTCTTGCCCCGACTGTGCATGAAAAAATCTGCTCAATGGCTGTTAGCAATAAGGCCATAGAACTTTATGCCCCGCTTCATCGCGGCGAAGTTCCGAAGCAGATAGAAAAAGGCGAAGTTTATCCTGAAACCAAAGTGCTAGGAGTTGACCGTCAAATTCTCAATAAGAAATTCGGAATGATTTTCTCTGTTGAGAAAGAGATGATTGACGATGACCAGACCGGCCAGATAATGCAGAGGGCCAGAGATGGTGGCGAGAACATGAAGCTGATTGAATCGGCTTATGCCGCGGCCCGCTTTATAGGAACCGCAAGTTCCTATGCCGGACAGACTATCTCTGCTTCTAGCTTATCAACTATATGGTCAACGACACTTCCTGCTGGTTCAGGCACGACCGCTAATGCGATAAGCTATGCGGCCTTTGCTGAAACCAAAGTGCAAGCCCTTGATATCCTTCTTATGGATATGCTTGACCTGTCTGGAAATAAGGTGCTTGTTCAGCCCGATACGCTATATGTGGGAACTTCGCTTAAATTCCCTGCGCTTCACCTGATGAATTCCTCATGGTATCCGTCAGCCGTTCCAATAAATATAGCCGGAACCGCTACTTCTACCAATGTGGGTCAGATGGGTGCATACAATGTTATGCAGGGCCTTTACAATGTGGTTGTAGACCGCTTTCTGCCTACGAAGGCTTATGCGGTTGGGCAATCAGGCCGTGGGCCAGTATTCCAGCGCAGAGAGCCGTTAAGTGTGATTCAGGAGAATCCGTCAAGCGGCCCTGCGTTCAGCCAGGATATCTTCCGGTTCAAAACTTCTGCCCGATGGGAAGTAGACTGGATTGAATCTCCTCGCTTCTGGGCGATTGGGAACAACGGTAGTGTATAATTGTTATCCTCCGAGGGGGGCAGGCAGGGAATTACCTGCCCCCCTTTTAATATAAGGATTATTTCTAATGAAAGTAAAAAATGTAACCCCGCAAAGGCACATAGATAAGGATTCATTTAATTATGAATCTGATGAGAATGAAAAGAATGGGAATGAACCCAAAAAAGACGCTATTACCGAAATGATTAAAAGCGTTCAAGATTTTACAGGGCCAGTGATTGCGAATTGGACAGATACATATTTGGAAGCCAATGAATACGGGAAAAGGAAAAAATTATATATTTCCCGTTATTTCATGGATTTAAAACTTGCACTTGACACATTTTATACTGAAACCGAATACACACAAGGTTTTACCGATTTTAAAAGAAAAAATTTAAACGAACATGGAATCCGTTATATGGTTTTAACGCCGATAGTTTCATTCACACAATCATATACCGAGGCTATGTCGCAAAAGGTTAAATAATTATGTCTTGGCCTACGGCTACAATCACTTCAATCAGAACGCTTGTAAATGATACGCCTACAAGTAAACAGGCCCGCGCCGAAACGCCACAGAATACCCGTGATAGTTCGCGCAAGGTTTTTCAGTTACTTCATTATCCTATCGTATCGGGTAGTATTTATCTTACAACCGGCTCAACAATACGCACACAGGCCGGATTTACCCCTGACTATGTAAACGGCCTTTTAACCTTTACAAGCGCACCTACAGGCACGGAAAGCCCCTGGTATGTAGATTATTATTGGCAATGGCTTGCAGATGCGGATTATGGTGAATTTTTGGATATGGCCTCTTATGATGTCGGTTTTTCACCAACTGCCACACTTCCTGTTGGGCTTACAAATGCTTTTTTAAATTATGCCGCATATAGATTTTATAAGGCAATGGCGGCTAAATACGCTTGGCGGTTTAATTCAAGCGGTGGTGGTCAGGGGCAAAATGTAGATGTAGTTACCGGCAATTTCCGTAAATTGGCTGATGAGGCAAAAGCCGAGGCCGATAGCCTTAAACTTGAATACTATACAAGGCATGGTAAGCGTGAGGCTCCGGCAATCGGCACGGCAAGCATGGGTATTGACCCATTTACACCAATGCGATAATATGTCAAAGATTGGATTTAATGTTTCAGTTATAGTTAAAAATGAGGCCGAATTAGCCGAAGTAAAGGCCCGTTTGGAAAATATGTCTATTCTTTTTAATAATATTATAGATGAATGGGCTACGGGTAATGCGGGCAAATTCAATAAATCAAGGGGCGCAGAGGCTTCGGGTATAGCATTAGATGCGGATGTATTCTGGCAACCATTAACTGAAAAATATAAAAAGCAAAAACATAAGACATATCCTGCCGATTGGCTTATGGTTGGCACCGGTGATTTAAAAAATTCACTTACCAATAAGGATGGATTTATACGGGCCGTTACAGCAAAAGATGCGGTTTTTGGTATGCCTCTTATGCTGGAAGATGAAAATAAGGTGAAAGGAAACTGGAACCGGCGGCCCGTAATCTTTTTAGACCGAAGTGATACGCTAATGGTTAAGCGTAATCTTATTGATTGGTTTAATCTTGGGGATAAATATAAAGAGGTTAAATTTAGCATGGGATTACAAAGAAAAGCCGCACAAAAGGAACAAAATATTTGGGATATGGAATGGCAGGCGAGGCTTTAAATGCTTAATGGTGGAACTACTTTAACTTATACGGATAAAACAGCACAAATCCTTAATGGAATTGAAACCATTGTCCGGCAGTATATTCCGTATTTCGTTGAAGTTTACCGGCAACATCGGCCTATAAGTGTTGAAGATTTAAAATTCCCCTGTGTTATGATTGAGCAGGAGAAACCCGCCGAAAAACTCATAAGCACCGGAAAAGTTGAAAGCCGTAACACTTTCACAATCTATTTTTACATTGTAAATAATTCCCGTGATGGATTGGTGGAATTACAGAGTCAGGCGATGAACGCCTTGCTTAAACTTTTCAGTAATAATGCGCTTGGTGATTTACAGACGACTCCCACTTATAAATACAAGCGATGGTATGTTTCGCCATTAGAGCAGTATTGGATTGATAGTGAAATTATGGCGGTTGAGTATAGCCCCACTTTTTCATTCTTTAATCCAGACAAAGAGCAGTTTTGCAGAGCCGGTCGGCTGACCATAGAGTTTGCCGACAGATTCATCAGATAGGAGATAATAAAATGCCTTATATTGGACGATTGGGTTATATGGGTTTAGCGAAAGAATCCGCGCCAGGAATTGTGAATGCCACGATGGATAATTGGATAGCTTTTAATCCACCAGAGAGTATAACCCCGACGATTAAATTACTTGAGCATACTGGCATAGCTGGCAAACCCGATTTAATTATAAAAGCGAATCAGGGGCCAGGTAATATCCCCTCTGCCAAATTCAACTTCAATATGGAACCGGAAAATATAGGCGAAGTATTGATGGCAGCTTTTGGAACGGATATTAAAACCGGCGCAGGGCCAGATTACATCCATACTTATTCCCGCCTTGCCAATGCACAGCTTCCCACTTATTCATTCTTTTTAGACAAGGGCGCGGCGAAGCCATTGTATGCGGGCGCAATGCTTAACAAATTGACCATTGACGCAAAGGCTGGAGATTATGTAAAGGCTGATGCGGATTTTGTGGCATTGCGATATGATAGGGAAAGCACAGGTGTGCCAGTATATTCTACCTTAAAACCATTCACCTTTAATGAGGTAGCGGTGAATTTTGCTGGAAGTGGCGTTGAGGTTGATTACGATAATATCAAAATTGAAATTGATAATATGGTAAAAGCCGAACATGCACTTTCAAGTTCAATTTGGCCCAACAAGATATATTCCGAGGGATTCAGGGTAACGATAGCGGCTGATTTCTTTGTTGAAAATACCACAGAATATGCAAAATTCCTTGCTGGCACAAATACTAGCTTGGTGATTACTCTTACATCAAGTGAGATAATACCCACGACGGCAGTTCCGTATTCTTTGACCTTTAATCTACCAGTGGGCAAATATTCAGCCGCACCTTATCAGTTACAAGCTGGTGTGCTTAAAATTCCGTTTTCTCTGGTTGGGATTTATGATACCTCAACCACAAAAACGCTTAATGCGATATTGGTGAATGGAAAATCTGCCGCATACTAAAAGGGGATAAAAATGGAGTTAATGAAAACCGAAAAGCCGTTAGAGTTTAAAAAGGGTGATGTTACCTTTTTTATAAAACCCAAAGCTACCGAATATGATGTGTTTAACACTATCATGGCAGGGGAAATGAAAGCTGATGGAATGGTGGCTATGAAACGCATGGATTTTAATGATTGTATCCTGCGTAACTTCATAATCGGTTGGGAAGGCGTAACTATTGACGGCAAGGCAATTCCGTATTCATGGGAAGTATTTGTAAATGGTTGGCCTAAACAGGATGAAAATAATATCTTTGTTGAGTTGGTTAATTTCATCTTTGAAAAAACCGACTATCACAAAAAGGACAAAGAATTAAAAAAAGGTTAGCCGCCGCCGTCCGATGGCTCCTAGATGCTGGCGGTTTTGAATGTGGGAGGGGCGAACACTGTAAGAAACAGTTCGGTAAAGATTGCCCCGAATGTGGGATGCCGGATGTAGGGAACCGAGAAGCGGTAATAATTAATCTTTACCAGCGTTGCCAGGAGTTTAAGGCATTACCATTTAGCGGTGGAGTTTTAGACCAGCCAGCATGGTTAATGGATTGTTTCTCGGTTATAGAACGGGAAAAAAGTTTATACGAGCAGAAGAAAAACAGGGATTTTGAACGAGAAGAAATAAGAGCAAAGCAGAAACAAGAACTTTATGTCTGATACAGAATTAAATATCCGGCTTAATGCTTATGGCGGTGATAATGCCGCCGGAGATATAAACAAAGCCAAATCCGCCTTGGAAGATATACAGCGCACAGGTGGGGGCATGGGAGAAACATTTGGCAAAAAATTCTCTGCCATTGGTCTTACAAATTTGAATTACGAATTGTTACATTCTATTGAATACACCGGCAAAGCAAAGCCTGTTATCGGCGCAATGAATATGATGTTCTATTCATTAGCAAGTTCGGTGGGTGCAAGCACTAGCGCATTATTTCCCTATATTATGGCGATTACGGCAGTAGTGGCTATTATTGCAAAGATGAAACCGGCACAAACCGAAACCAATAAAACAATTACAGAAGCTGATAAAATAAATGTAAAAGTAACTGAATCATATCGGGATGCTGTGGCAGGGCTTGACGCTTATATCAAGGTTCATGGAACGGCCCCTGCCGCTTTTAAAGAATATGTAACAGCTTTACATGAAGTAGAGATAGCTGAAGATAACCGAAGCAAGAAAACTCTTGCAACTGAAATTGATACTCTACAAAAAGCGATTGATATTGAGCAGAAAAATCAAACTACTTTACAGGATTCAATAAAATCAAATAAAGATTTATCAGAAGTTCAAAAGATACAAGCTGAAAGATTACAAACACAAGGGCCTGCATATTTGGGCGTTGTATTAGCCCAAAGAATGAATAATAAAGAATTAAAAGAAAATCAGGAAAATTTAAAAGCCACTAATGATAAATTGGAACAACACAAAGAGCAATTAAAAAAGGCCAAAACTGAACTTATGGGGTTATCAGGCGGCTATTCAAAAATTGGAAAAGACCAGGAAAAACTTGCAAATGATGAAAAGAAACGATTGACTGAAAGTATCGCATTTGTTAAAAAAACTCTTGACAGTAAATTCAATATTGAAATGGCGCATAATCAAGGCGCAGGAATGATGAGCGCGGTATTTGCGAAAAATATGCAGGATGCTTGGGGAAATGCTTATTTGGGCATGACCAAGGGCGCAGGCGATGCTTTTGCGGCAATGATAGTTGATGGAAAGGCGTTTAACAAAAGCATGGAAGAAGTTTTTAAAAATATTCTTAAAAGTTTTATTTCTATGGTTGCAGAGATGGCTATTCGGTGGGCGGCTATTAAATTCATCACAGGCGGATTGGGTTTAAATTTGCCTGGATTTATGACAAGGGCTACTGGCGCGGATGAAATGGTTGACCGCCCGACAATGTTTATGGCGGGTGAGAATGGGCCGGAAAGAGTATCCGTAACGCCTATGGGTTCGGGAAGATTGGGTGATACTGGTAGTGCAAAGGGTGGAGACACTTATCAAATCAGTAATACTTTTACAATATCCGGCGCGGGCGACCCACAGAAAATAGCCGATGTTGTGGCGCAGAAGATTATTTACAGTATTCGGGGGCGTGGTCAGCTTAACTTTGTAAGAGGTGGAGCATAATGGCTTGGCTTTCACAATTCAAATTGGGTATCCCAGGCTCGGAGATTTCCTTTGACCTTAACCCAACAAATATGGCAATGACCGAAGGGCCGGTGATGGTAGTAAATGAAAATCTTGCCGCTAATTTGCGCAAAGATTCAGTTAAGAATTATCGGCCCACTTTTAAAATAAACAGTAATTATTTTACTTTGGCGCAGAAACAACAGTTTGTTAGTCTGGCAGGGCTTCCAGTTTTTTTAAGTTTTCAAACCCGTGATGATTGGGCATTTATGGAGCAGGACACTCCCGATGATGTAAATACTGTCACAATTCGCAGTAATTCGGTCACATTGCTGGATAAGGCCCTTAATGATGTTGGCAGTGGGGCGAATCTTACGATTACAGGGGTTTTCACCAATATAGGGGGAACAGGCACTAATTACTATACAGGCGGTTCCTATGCCCGTTCTACACGGATTATAACGCTTGGGACGCCTCTGATTAATCTCAATGATGTTTTTGTAACTTATACCTATAAAGGGGCATTGGTGAATATACAAAACATAAACAATATGGCAGAGGGTGGATGGGTAGATAAATTTCAGTATGACTTTGAATTACAAGGAGTTTAAAATAAAAGGAAAAGGAAAAAATATGAAAAAAATACTACTCGGAATAATCTTAATGACGGCTTTCTTCAAACCGGCTCATGCGGTTGGAACTGATGTGCAAGAAGTTCTGCAATCTTCAATAACGGTAAATGTAATAACAGTATCGTCTATCACACCGACTCAAATTGACCCATCAAGCATATTGATGAATTATAGAGCCGTTCTTGTAATTCAAAATCTTGATTTAACGAATAAGATTTATTGTTCACAAAAATCAAATGTTACAACTTCTACTGGCTTTATGTTACCCGAAAGCGGTGGAATTATAAATCTGCCGATAAGCGCAACAAATGAAAGTGGAAATAGATTGACAATTTATTGTATAACTTCAAGCACGACTACAAGTAAGGCAACGGTTATTCAGGCGTATTAAAAAATGTTTAGGAGATTAAAACTATGAAAAAGATTGCATTATTTTTGCTTTTGTTTTCCACTTTATCATATTCTGCGGAGATAAAAATAACTGCCCCTGGTATAACCAAAGCTACGGCAGATACCCTATATGCCCCCATAGGCACTTTGGGCGGAGGCGATAACCTCGGAAACCATATAGCCACCAAGACCCTGGATATGGCATCATTCCCCATAATCGGAGCAGGAAATATAATAGCGACATCTGCTATTATTGGTAATCCTCCTTTTTCACCAATCGCCGATTATAAACTTAAAGTGATAACCAGTAGTAATTCTATGGATGGAATTTTAATTTTAAATACTAACACTAGCCCAACTGCTATGACTTCATTGGCATTATCAAATGGATTCGCCGGTTTATCTTTAAATGTTACAAGCACCAATTCAATAACATCGCCTCCGAATATAGCATTTTTGAGTGGTAGTCCTGAATTGGCAGGTTTTGTAATTGTAGTGCCGTCAACAGGCCCAATAGCATTTATGGTAAACGACGGACAAGAAGTAGGGCGGTTTGCAGATACAGGTTTGTCAATTTCAACACTATGCCTAAACAGCGATTGCAAATCCGCTTGGCCTGCTGGTGGCTCAGGCGATAACCTCGGCAATCACATAGCAACGACTACCCTACAAATGGGCGGCTATGACATAGCCACTTCAAGTGGAATTTCCGGCCTTGCACAGATAGTATGGGCCGATGGAACCGTCCAGGTGAGTTCTCCTGTTGCTGGTGGAACAGGGGCCGGTGATAATCTCGGTAATCATATCGCAACCACCTCATTGCAGATGGGGGCCTATTCCATTGAATCGTCAAGTTCTGTAAATGCCAATGCCTTTAATTCCGCGACTATTTATTCAATCAATGGTTATCAAATGCTGGCTTCACCAGTCACTCCCTCAAATGTCGCAATAGGAATGGACTCGCAGCATGTAGGAGGGGGGAATGAAAATCTCACAATGGGTTACAACTCTGGTTACTGGAATAGTAGTGGGATGAGAAATGTTTTTATCGGTTCGGTTGCAGGACAGGATAATATTAACGGTTCTGATAACATATATTTAGGATACTATGCTGGATATTCAAACCAATACGGTTCATTTAATGTAAATATAGGTGCAAATGCCGGATATAATAATCTTGTTTCTGAAAATATATTTATGGGCAACTACGCCGGTTATCACAATACAACTGGCACCGGAAATACTTTCATAGGTGATTATGCAGCAGGTTTGAATAGAATAGGAGAAAACAATTCATTAATTGGTTATATGGTTGGTTACTCTTTAGGAAATGGGGCATGTCCTTTTTGTACCACCCGTGATAGCAACAATACGATACTCGGCTATAAAGCAGGTTATCTTTTAGGAAATACTGTTGACAACGATGGTCAGTCTAGCAACAATACATTAATCGGTTATGAGGCAGGATACAATATTGATAAAGGTACGGGAAATATCGTAATTGGATATGGACAGGATACTTCTGGTGCGGATGTCAATAATGAACTTAACATTGGTGGAGCCATTACAGGCTCAATGGTGGCCGGAGATACAATCACATTCACAACTTATTTAGTAGCATTGGGATTTACTGACGCTTCACCTTATCCTGATACCATAGAAGAAGCATACAAAGCCATAAAGAGTATGAAAGGTGATGGATATGGACATATAGACCACTCTGCACTTGATAAATCTTTGCAGACTTCTTATACAAGAAAAAGATTGACAGGACATAAAAAGGTTACAAATTCCTTTAAAACAATGGAAAAAGGAAAGGAAGTAACCAAAGAAGAAACTGTTGATGTGCCAGTTTATACAGTTGATAAACTTGTAGGCAGGAATGTATCGCAAACCTTATCTGACCACAACAAAGCGATACAAGACTTATTGGCACGGATAGAGAAGTTGGAGAAAAAGTAAAGGAGATATGTGCCAATTCCCTGCACGGCAAAATTTACCGCTACTGAAGTATTACCGGCAAGGGCAGTATCTTCGCAGGTTTATCTTGTTCTAGGCAATTATTGCACCGTGACGGGGATTACAGCTTTATCTAGCGGTGATTTCTCGGCAGATTACCCATCATCAGGGGTTATTGATTCAGACCGCACAGAACTTAATGTAGGCCCTGCCAATGGTGCAGAAAACAATATTGGTAAGTCAAGCTGGCGTAGTTCTACCATACCCGATATAACCGATACCTGGCTAGTGGTTGATTTCGGAACTTCTCGCACAATAAACCGCATAAAACTTTATCAACTTGTGGGCCATGAAATCACCTTTGCCTGCCAATATTGGGATGGTGGGGCTTGGCAGGATATTTTCGTAAATGGAAATTTGGGTTTTGGAAATAATCCATTTGGTGATACACCATTTGGCGACCCAAGCACATGGTCAACTGTAAATGATTTTGCCGATATAACAACCACGAAAATAAAAATAAATATAATCGGAACTACCATCCCAGGGGATTATGCGAATATCGTAGAGGTAGAAGCATATAGATTAGTTGACATTTCTGAACGAGTTATAAGTTGGCAGACGAATCGTAACAGGGATTTTAAACTTCGGCAGGATATGGCATCATCTGTTTCAATTTCATGCGATAATACGGATAAATTCTTTAGCCCTGATTATTTGCCTACTGCCGTGCAAATAGCCCAGGGCTTTATAAATTCTGAATTACGAAGCCAAATAGGGGTAATAATAAAAGCTGGTTTTGAATGGTCGGGAAGTCAAAAGGAATTATTACCACAATTCACAGGAACAACTGATAAAATTGAGGTAAATTCAAAAAGCCGAACTGCTACTATTGAAGCACGGGATGGAATGAAGTCGTTATTTTGCCCGCTTATAAATTCAACCCTAAAGACTGCCATATCTATTGAAGCGGCTATACTTTATGTGCTTAATCTTCGCAATATTTCTATTTGGGATACGGATTTGGATACTTCAAAACTAATTATATCCTATTTCTTTGGAATAGGTGTTGACGCAAAAACTATTATTGACGAACTTATACAGGCTTCGGGTGATGCTCAATTTTATTTTGATGAATCAGGGATGGCTACCTATCGGCAATATACAACTTTAATCCCAAATAATTATGTTTATTATCAAAAGATTTCTACACAGCCAGGACAATATGGTTGGCAGGATTATGCCTCTATTGATAATATTTCACTTGACCGACAACCGAATCAAGTTACAATCAAATGGCCTAATGTAGATGGGTGGGCAAATGGAGATTATACCACTAATCCTGCGTGGACAGAATCTAATTTTGGAAGTGATATTAGTCCATTGGGAATTAGTTTGGGGCATTTAACACAAATAAAATCAGTCGGGGGAATTCCATATATATATTTACCTTTTACTCCGGTTTATGGACAATGGGAAATTAAACATGAATCTTTTTCAAATTTCATTACATCTATCCGCTGGACTACAGCTATTCCTACTCGTGGGCCAGCAATCGGTGGTGACCAGATAATAACGGATGGATACGAATTGAATATTAATTATAATTTATATATTGATATATATACTCATTTTCAATTATATAAATGGACAGGTGGTGTGCAATCGCTTATAGCTTCGGAATATCTAGTGGTTGGTGGCGTTCATACAAATTTTTTAAAAGTTTGCCGAACAACATCTGGATTATGGAATATTTATCTTAATGGTTCTGTTATCATATCGGCAACCGATAATACATATACTACTTTCACGCATTTTGCCGTAGGAGGAGTAGGTCTTGCTTTAGGCGCATGGCAAATAGATGATTTATATTATTCAAACGAAATATATTCTACGGCGAATAATTATGACCATGTTACCACTACTCCTAAATGGATTTCAAGTGTGCTTGATTTAGGTGTGGACATTATTTCATTTGGAACGCTTGAATCAACAGTTTATGCGGAAACAAACTGCACTCCCAATCTTTATGTTCAAACAAGCGCAGATGGGCTTGTGTTCCCTGATGGTTGGATATCTGTAAATCCAAATGCTCAAATAACTGCTATGCCTAGACAATATGCTCAAATAAAAATGGAATATTCATCAATGAATTATAATTTTGGTATATTACCCACTCCTTCTTTAAATGATATGGTGATAAATTGGGTGCGTTCTGGTGGAACGAACAAATATCCTATTACATCATCACGGGCAATTTCCTATGATGGCTCTTTGCTTGATATAACACAAACTACCACGGATACACTTGGGGGTGATAATTCCATACTCAATGATATTTTGGTAGTTGGACAGCCTTATAATCTAACTGGCGCGGATACAGATATTGCTTGGGAATATTTGACTGGCATACCAAGTGAAGTTGTGAGTATAATAAATCCACTATTTGTTAATGTGGGGACTTTAACATTCACCGCAAATATTTCTTCGGGTATGGATACAAGCCGAATGACCAGTGGGGCGTGTATAAATATCGTTTACGGAACGGCGGTAGGCACGGCACAAATAATATTTAAAAGCCCCATAAATCCCGTTATTGAATTAACCATAACCACGGCAGGGACAATATCCACTTTTCAACTTTTGGGTAAAGTATTCAGCACAGCAGTAAGAAATTTTTCAGCCGAAGCAAAAGATACGACTTCAATAAAACTTTATGACCTTAAATCTGAAAGTATAAATAATCCATTCATAATCAATAGTGGAATCGCTTCACAGATTGCGGCCACACGGCTGGCAAATTACAAGGACGAAACCAAAATACTTGACAATGTTTCAACCACTTTGCAACCATCCTCGCAGTTGAGTGATAAAGTAACTGTAACAGATTTGAATACAGCGATAAGCGCGGATTATTGGGTTGTGGGAATACAACATTTTTATTCTGCTTCACAAATTTATACAATATATAAGTTATGGAAAATTCCATAGGAGATAATATGAAGAAAATATTACTTGCGGTTATTATGATTATAGGTTCAAAAGCATGGGCGGTAGATACTTATACTACCAATCTCCATTTAACTAAACCAGGGCCATCAAGCCTTAATTGGGCAGGAAAGATAAACGGAGATTTTGATATTCTTGATTCCACAATTGGAACAATATCAATATCAACAGGTGCAATACAATCGGATATTGCAATAGAAGTAAGCGATAGGCAACAGGCAGATTTGGCTATTGGACTTTCAACGGGGACAAATTACGCCGCTATAAATTCCACGGCGATTGCTTTGACTAATGAAATAATTAACAGGCAACAGGCAGATTTATTATTAATTCCTTCCTCTGCCACTGGCACATATCCGCTTTCAATATCAGGGAACGCCAATACATCTACGGCTCTAACAGTAAGCCCAGGGGGATGTATTGCGGGGCAATATGTAAGCAGCATCACCGCTAATGGCACTTTGACTTGTGGAACTCCATCAGGGGCAGGTGATGTTTTATATGCTGCGTCTGGCACTTTTACGGGGGCTAATATTTTTTCAAGTGCCACAATAAACAATGCCACAGTCAATTATTCAACAGTTAGTCAAACCACTCAAGGATTTTCAATGCTTCCTAATGGAATGATTATGCAATGGGGTTTAGGAATTATGTCTACTAATGTTGACGGGACAAAATTAACTATTACTTTCAATAAAGCTTTTCCAAATGCGATTTTGTCTGTTATAACAACAAAGATATTACCGAGTGACGGTTATACTGCAATGGAATATCCGGTGCTATCAGTATCCACATCCAGTATTATCATCCGAGAAGGAAACCCTGGAAATGCCTATGTGGGAACACAATTTTACTGGCTTGCCATAGGGTATTAAAATGAAATTTATTTTTGCTTATTTCGTGGCATGGATGGATTTTTTAGAGGAAAGATTCCATAACTTTTAATATGACCACTAAACATTTCACCACAGTAGGCCAGATTGTTCTAATCTGCGGCGGGATTATCCTGATAATTATAGGGTATGGGATTTGGAGAGCATTGTGAATAATAAAGACCTTTTTGAGTATATGAAAAGTAGCCATGATTATACAATAGCCGAATTTCAAAAAAGTGAACAACGGATAATAGATGAGTTGGATATTATGAAAGTGAATATCCGGTCGCTTGAGGACAGCAGAACGGCGGCAAAATGGATAATCAAAACTATTTCAAAGGTGGCAGTTACCTTGCCGGTGGCAGGCGGAATATTGATTAAAGGTTGGACGATTCTTCAGAAACACAAGGTTTTGCCATAATGGAAATTTTAATCAAACGAGAATGGTTCACGGCTAAGTCAACCATCGGCAATATGTTCATAGATGTAAACGATTTCTGTTTCACCTTAGAGGATTGTTTACGGCCCGATGGGTTTAAAGTCCCCGGTGCGACCTGTATTCCGGCAGGGCGTTATCGGTTGGTACTTGACTGGTCAAATAGATTTCAAAGAATCATGCCACATATTCTTGACGTGAAAGGGTTTGAGGGTGTTCGGATTCATTGGGGGAATGATGATGTTGATACAGAAGGTTGTCCGCTTGTGGGTTTTGTCCATTCTCCAAGTATAGAGGATTTCATCGGCCAAAGCGTAAAGGCTTTTGATTGCCTGTTCCTGAAAATGGTATTATGTCTTGTTAACAAAGAAGAAATGTGGATAACGATAATATGACCGAAACAATCAGCACGAACACGGTAACTTTCGCGCAATATAAAGACTCCGCCGAAAGCGCGGAAATACGCATTTTTGTAAGCGGATTTGAACCCACTTACGATCCGATTATCTGCACCAAGGGCCAGCCCAGAACTATGAAGGATTTAGTGAAAAAACTTGAAAATCTTTTGGCTGTTGAGATTACTATTACGGAAAAAGGAGCATTGGCATGAAAAGAACCGTATTGAGAAGCCCCAAAGGCGTGAAGTACTATGCCTGTTGGAACGCAGATGACAAGTTCCTTAAGGTTGATCTGTACAAGACCTGCCACGGCAGGGACATCAAGCGGAGTTCAAAAGAGGAGAGGGCGAAGAAGTTGTAAGCCAAAGGGCCAACTGGCCCCGATTTAAAAGGAGATTATGAAAAAAATAATATTCTCGGTTCTGTTTCTTTCAGGTTGCAATATCGTCGGCGTGGCCTATGCACAAGAAACATCATTGACCGCGATAGACATGAGTGCGCCTCTGGCGGACGCTCGCGGTGGCATAGCGTGGGATAAGATGGGCACACAATTGGGAGTGGCGTATATTCCTGTAATCTACATCTGTCCCGGCGCGGTGGAGTGGGCAACCTTCAACCTTGGGGCGGCTGATAAGTTGAGAACGGGCAAGGCCAGTTACCTTGTGTCCTTTGGCCCCCGGATTGACACTTTGTTTTCAAAGTTAGGTGCAACCTCATGGGCCAAGAAGAATCTACGGTTTATTACCCTCCCGCCTTTACAGATTAACCTAAATTTTCTGACGATGGATTTTAGAAAATATACGCCGATGCTTTCACTGTCAACGCGGATAGGGGGACGGTAAAATGATTCTAGGCTCACTTTTAGCAGGTGCGGGATCAATACTCTCCGGCGGTGCGCTTGGTGTGGTGGGCGCGGTGGGGTCGGGCCT